CACCTGCTGAACTTATAGTTCCTGATATTGCAGCATTACCTGTAACACTTAACATTTCAGATGGAGTTGCATCTCCTACACCTAATCTACTATCTATCGTAGAACTACCTGCATTTACACCTATTAATACATTCATTGAACCATCTGTAGTATTTGGAGTAAATCTTAAATCGCTTCCTTCTAAAGATATATCAAATCTTGCACTTGTATCAGTTCTTAAAAGTCTTAATAAACTTGAGCCATTAGGGTCTTGTATAATTACACTTGGGTCGCCATCTTGACTAAATGTTTTTTGACCTGCTATTGTTTCATTACCTGTTAAAGATACCTTAGTTGCTATACTATTAGTAACTGTAGTAGCAAAACTTGCATCATCGCCAAGTGCAGCAGCAAGTTCGTTAAGTGTGTCTAAAGCAGCAGGAGCAGAGTCTATTAAAGCATCTACTTTAGCCTGTGCTAATGTATTGACTTCATCATCGAAGTCGTAAATTAAATCGTGTGAAAGTTTGGTTTTGAGTGTGCCTGTAATATCTAAGTCGCCATCAACTCTAAATAAGCCACTATCAGAACCATCAGGTAAAGGTGAGGAAATTTCTAATATAGAAGCCTCCCCACCGACCTTAATCGGCTTTAAATCATTACTTAGAGGTTGATCTTCCCCTAAAGTGATGTTATTTATAGCCATACGAGAATCCCTACCTTCTCTTTTTAGTTTTTTTCATTTTTTTCTTTTTCTTAGGTCTGCCTACCTTAGATCCGTATGTTCCTTTTCCTTTAGGCATTATTTACCTACCAATCTTTTTAAACCACCCCAAATCATGTCGATTAGTATGTCATCATACTTTGTAGGTGTTAGTTTAACTATTTTCTCTAAAACTACGAATATCGCTAATGCTATATCCCAATTATTTATAAAAAAGTCCATTATTTATTCTCCATTCTTATTTTATTATATAAGTATATTATCCATAAAGCACCTATTACTATACTTTGTAAATCTGTTAGTAAATCAGCATAGTTTGCTCCTATGGTTGCAAATGATCCTGCAGTAGTCTTTAAACTATCTATCACTTCTTCTCCTTTATTTCAAAATGAGGGAAATCATCAAATCTGTTATCTTGTACTTCAAAATCTGAATCCCAATCTCCACCCCATCTTAGGTCTATATTGTACATACCCTTTGCTAATCCTTTAACAAATCCTGCAAATAGTGTCATTCGTTCTCTATCTTTCCAATCTATTGGGTAAGGAACGACATCAATAGCAAGGCTTGGACTAGAATTATGCCTACCATTAGGGTATTTAAGTTTTGTTTTACCTTCGTCATATAACTTGTTTTGTCGTTGTTGATCTCTATGCCCTTCAATAACTGAGCAATCAACATGTTTAATAACTTCATTAAATATTCTTTGCAATCTTTTATCACAAGTTGCTAAGTTCCTTTTTGATCTTGTTCCAAAACGAGGCATATTAAAATTTGAGGGTAGGCAACAAGGAAGATACGTATGTTGAACGAGCATGGAAAAACAACAATCCTACCCTCATATATTTGCTCTCATTCATTTACTTTCCTGTTCTTTCCTAAATATCTTGTTATAGTTTTCTTTATACACTTGGTCGCCAACAGGAATCCTATATAGACTACCTTTACCATTCCTATCAACTATTTTTTCTACTTCAGACATTAATCTTCTATATGTAATATAACTTGCAAACTATCAGTATTATCAAAAGTTATACCTGATTGATCTGCTATCATTCCAACATATACACTTGTAGAGTCTGTATCTGCTTGTAAAAGAACAGGTAAACTAAATTCTTCTGCCCCTGTTGATTTACCATAAAACTGCCTCATATTTACATTATCTATTGCAGAATCAGTATCTACATTACCATCTGTATATATTGTTGCTAAAGGATTTGCTGTTATAAAGTTTGCATGACTTACATCTGCTGTTGCATTTACAGTACCTAAAGTTAATGTTTTTTCTGAAAAAACAAGATAACCTATAGGTACATCTGCTCCTTCACAAACTAAAAATCCTGAAATAAGTTTAGAACAACCACCTTTTTCTATTACTGCTCTTGGTATTTCAAGTGAATGAAATAGAACATCTGCATTTGCATAAGCACTTGTTTCTACAGCAGGATTTAATCTTATAACTCTTTTACTACCTCTAACCACTCCATCTCTACTCATCTGAAGCCTCCTTTTTAGGTGCTTTTTTCTTTTTAGGCTTTGGTTGATCTAAAATTTCCATATCATACCTACCATCATTCTTATATTGTTCTAATCTTGCTTTACCTATCATAACAGGCACATTTAATGGTTTACCTGATGGTACTTTGTAACCTCTAAATATAACTTTAATATCTTTCATGTATTCTCCTAAGTGTACAGGGTAGCATTACACTACCCTGTATTATTATTATTTACTTACTACCAAGCAGTTGTGCCTTCTTCAACGATTCCCCAACATTTAGTTTGAGAAGCATCTTGAACTAATTTAGCACCACCAATAGAATCTCCTATTAGTTTAGTTGCTAAATGATCAACTGAGTATTCTGCTTGTACTCTTGGTGCTTGGCTAAAGCCATAAGCAAGAGCAGATGAATGTACTACAAATCCACCAAGTACGTTTGCATTGTTTAATGCACCATCATCTGAATCAACAGCAGCATTTGCATTTGTAGAAGTAATATTATTAGATAATACTACATTCATACCCATAACAGATCCTACTTGTCCATTATCAGCATCTGCAATACCTGTTTTAGAAATATGAATAAAATCATCAATTCTAAATAGTGAAGCATATAAAGTTGGATTTAAAGCAAGTGTACACTCACTAAGAGGACAATCATTTTCTAATACAACTTTGCTTATGTGTGCTAATGTAGCAGCATCAATAGTTTTTGCTACTGTATTACCTGCAATATTAATACATTCTGTTGTTAGTGCTAAAGCAGCCTCAACATTAGTATCAAATCCTAAAGCAAGTTTGTAACCAATAGAATCAGAATACATGCTTAACAAATCAGAACTTGATTGTATTGCACCCATATCTTCTACCATTGTACCTGTTACATTATGAGTAGTTAGTGCTAATGAAAGACTATCTTCAGTTGCACTTGTATAATCAAATGCTACATGTGGTGCTTTTGCAACCACGTTTGGTACATCTGCTACACTTGGTATGTTAATTGTATCTCCACCACCTGCTGCAAGTGATGAAAAGTCTGTACCTACGTTTGCAAGTACTAAGTTTTTTTTGAAAGATGCTCTTACTGCATCTGTCCATAATTCAGGTATAAATACTGCTAATTCAGTATCTGCAGCCTGAGAAGTTGCTGTTGAAGCAAATCCTGTTGCCATAGTTTCTCCGATCTTTGCCCTCTATCAACTGCAAGAGTGCCTTCAAGTAGGACAATATATTTTTTAATTAAGTTATTTTTTATAGGTCTTTAGTATCGATTTCCAATTAGATTTTTTATCATTTTTAGAAAGATTTGTCCAATCTGATACTCTATTACCACTTGTGTCCCTTACAGGTTGAGTAGTATTAATAGTAGCAGGTTTAGGCTTTTGACCTTTAGCCAAATGTTTTCTAAGTTGATCATTACTTAAAGATCCATAAACTTCTTTGTCTTGATCGTCTAATTGTGATACTAAGTCCTCTCGTTCCTTTGCTTCTTTTTCAGCATAAACATTAAGTTTTTCTTCGTATTTAGACACTTTAGAACTTAGTTCAGCATTTAATTCTTTATACTTACCTTGTTCTTCAAGTCTTTTAACACGATTTTCTTCTTGTTTTGCCTCGTAATCTCTTATCTTAGTTTCTAAGTCTTTCTTTTGCTTAGTAACCTCGTTAAATCGAGCATAAGGAATCGAATCAACAGTTTTATTGTCGTTGTTTGTTGAATCAACGGAAGGGTTATCGTTTCCTTGAACGGAATCGGATTTTACACCTTGATTGTCGGTGGTTGGATTTTGTTCTGAATTTTTCATAATTCTTCCTTGTAATTTATTATTGTTTCAGGGTTATTACTACTACTTTTTTATTTTTTTAACAAACTCATGTACTAAGTCATATAAAGCATCAAATACTATTGCTTCATCTTTCTCTCTAAGAATAGGAATATTGACATTATCATTTATCATATCAACAAATTTTTCTTTATTCTTTGGATCGAATACTTCTTCTACTTCTTGTTTTACTTTGTCTTTTATTAACTTTATTACTAACTCATCTACTTTCATGTTCGTTTACCATTTCTTGCAAGACCAATATCTTGCAGTTGTTTTATCTTTTGCTGTGCTACATTTCATTCTTGCTCTAAAAG